TGCCTAAATTTACAAGGCTCTTTTAACTGTCAAAAATTCTTAAAAATCTCGTTTTCAATTCTCGCCTAAATCTCGCAACAGCTACGCTAGTTCCTGGCTTTAGTTAAAACAAATACACGTTTATAGTGGAAAATACTTTAGACTAAGTTATACTTACAGCATGCAGCTAGATTTAGTACCCACCGATAAACTGAGGCTCGAAGTAGAACGACTGTGGATAAAGCACACAAAGTTATGCCAAGATCATTTTTTATATTTTGTTCAAGAGGTATGGCCAGACTTTATATGTAGAAAAGAAAAGGATAAAAAAAAGTGGGGCCATCACCAGATTATTGCAGATCAATTTACTAAAATTGCACAAAATAGAAAAGGGAGGCTCATCATAAATATGCCTCCACGACATACTAAATCTGAATTTGCTTCTGTCTATTTTCCTGCGTGGATCATAGGGAAGTTTCCAAAATTAAAAATTATGCAAGTTTCTCACAACACAGAATTAGCAGTAAGGTTCGGTTCTAAGGTTCGTAACATTATTGATTCTCCTGAGTATAAAGAAATATTTGGTGACGTGAAACTGCGTGAGGACTCCAAAGCAAAAGGTAGATGGGAAACTAATCAAGGGGGTGAGTACTATGCCGCGGGCGTTGGAGCGAGTATCACGGGCCGTG